CTAGAAGAAAAAGATTGGCAATGGATTAGTGCTAAACTAGCTTCTTTAACTTTACTTTATACTATAAACAAAGCCGGTGGCAAGAAAGCTAATGCCATCGTAACAAGAATGATTAACTACGCCGGATCAACAACCGCAGAAGGCGGAGTATATATAAAATTAGGAAAATAATGTTATCATTTAAAAACCATAACCTTACAGAAGCCAAAAACACTCACATGACTCACATAGAGGATTTAGTGTTGGATGGCGGAGTTAAGGGAGCCCGCCAAGCTATCAACGCTCTACGCAGTATGAGAGATATGTTGAGTGGTCACGCAAAATCACCTGTAGACGTGACCGTAAAATGGGACGGGGCTCCCGCCGTATTCGCAGGTGAAGATCCAAGAGATGGATCGTTCTTCGTAGCTAAAAAAGGAATCTTTAATGCAGATCCTAAAGTATATAAAAGCCACGAAGATATAAAGGCTGATACCTCAGGTGATCTATCCAAAAAGCTTATTATGGCTTTTGATGGATTAAAGGGATTAGGTATCAAGGGTGTCATACAAGGTGACTTTATGTTTGATAAATCGGACCTAAAAGGTGAAACGATTAACGGGCAAAAGATGATTACCTTCCACCCAAACACTATTGTTTATGCAGTACCATATGGATCTCAATTAGAGAAAGATATATCTAAAGCAGATGTTGGTATTGTATGGCACACATCTTATAAAGGTGGAACATTCGAAACTATGCAGGCATCTTTCGGTGGTGATATAGTTGGTAAATTAAAAAAGAGTTCTAAAGTATGGCAGGTAAATGCAGACTTAGAAGAACTATCTGGTAAAGCTACATTTACCGCAGCAGATAATGCTAAGGTAACTAAACTGTTATCTGAAGCTGGTAAACTATTCCAAAAGATATCTTCTGGAGTATTAAAAGAATTAGAAGGTAACAAAGAACTTAACTTAGTTATCAATGTCTATAATAATACTATGGTTAGAAAAGGCCAAAGAATTAAAGACGAAAAGAAACACGCTAAGGGATTAATACAATTTGTTACTGATCGATATGCTAAACAAATAGATAAGCGTAGTTCTCAGAAAGGAAAAGATATACAAATATCTAAACGAGATGAGTTATTAACGTTTTTTAGTAAAAGTAATCTAAAAAACTTAGAAAATGTCTTTAAATTACAGAATTATATCGTAGACAGTAAATTAATTATTATAAATAAACTTAACAAACTAAATAAAATCGGAACGTTTGTTAAAACAACATCCGGATTTAAAGTAACAAACCCAGAGGGTTTTGTTGCTATAGATCGTATGGAAGGTGGAGCAGTTAAGCTTGTTGATACATTGGAATTTTCTGCCAACAACTTTAGCAAAGATATTATAAAAGGTTGGGATAATCCGAACTAAAATGGGAATTCAAAGGATATGCAAGTTAAATCATTTAGTGATTATTTAGTCGAAGACGCTAAGAAAGAAGTCACGTTCGTGTTCGGGAGATTTAATCCTCCTACAATTGGTCATGAGAAATTATTCGATCAAACAAAAAAACTATCCAGATCTGGCACATATAGAATATATGCATCTAAATCAGTAGATGCTAAAAAGAACCCATTACAATTTAAAGACAAAGTTAAATTTCTACGTAAGATGTTTCCTAAACATGCTCGCCAAGTTATGGCTGATAAGGATGTAAGAAACGTTTTAGATATTGCTGTTAAATTATACGACCAAGGGTTTACTAAGGTAAGTATGGTAGCAGGATCAGACAGAGTAAAAGAGTTCGAAGTATTACTAAACAAATACAATGGTGAAAAATCTAGACATGGTTTTTATGAGTTTGAGGGTCTTATAAAAGTATTAAGTGCAGGAGAAAGAGATCCAGATGCAGATGGTGTATCGGGTATGTCAGCTTCCAAGATGAGACAAGCAGCAGTAGATGGATCACTACAATTATTTTCAAAAGGATTGCCTGCTAGGTTTTATCCGACAGATTTATATAATGCAGTTAGAGCTGGCATGGGATTGAAATCAGAAGGATTCAGACCACATGTAGAATTAGAAACTGTATCAGACATTAGAGAGGATTACGTGGCAAATAAAATATTTAGAATTGGTACTATGGTTCGTATGAAAGAATCAGGTGAAGTAGGTAAAGTAGTTATAAGAGGAACTAATTATATTCTTGCAGAATTCAACGGAAGAAAAAGACGTTGTTGGCTAGATTCAATCCAAGAAGAAGGTGGAGCAGGAGAATATGGTACTGATAAAGCTAGAAAGAAATATCAGAAAGATACCCCAGGTGAATCTTTAGAAATAGTACAATCACCTTATAACCAAATTGTTGCAGACAATACTGAACTATCATTTGGTAAAAAGAAAGGTAAGAAAGAAGGATACAAAGATGGTGATTCTTCCCGTGGTGATAAAAACTACGATTCATTTAAAACTGGAAAGAAATCAACAGACGCTAAAAGAAGAGCCCAGCAAAATAAGCAAAAAGATATGGCTGATGATGATCCAAATGCATATAAAGATTTACCAGGTGATAAGAAAGCAAGATCCAAACCACAACCTAAATCTAAGTTTACTACTAAATACAAACAGATGTATGGTGAAAGCTTTGAAATGACTTTCGAAGATTTTGTTATAGAGAATAAAGGACAAGCACAAAAAGCATTGAAAAAGAAATCAGACGCAACTGGTGTTTCAATGTCTATATTAAATAAAGTATTCGATAGAGGATATGCAGCTTGGAAAACAGGACATAAACCAGGTACAACTCCAGTTCAGTGGGGATTAGCAAGAGTTAATTCCTTCTTAGTTGGTGGACCAGTTTGGCAGAAGTTTGATAGCGATCAAGCTAAGCTAGCCCGTAAGGGTGGATTTACTCCGAAGAGGGGATAATGGCTTTTGAACTAACTCCTGCTAGAGAAAAGGAATTAGAAAAGATTGCCAAGGATTTACCAGATTCTTCATTTAAGAAGTTATATGGTAAAGATTGGAAATCAGTTAAGATAGCTACAGCTATGAATATTTTAAAAAAGAAATTAGGATTTAAAGAGGAAAAAACTAAAATGAAGTTTACAGAATTAAGAGAAAAAATGTCAGGTTCTAAACTGACTGGCCAAGAGATAAGTACTTGGTACAGAAAGAACAAAGACGTAGAGAAAGCAGTTCGTAAAGATAGAAATCTAAAGAAAGCTGTTGAGATAGCATTAGATCACGGCGGAGCTATGAACTTTGCTATTAAGAAGATTGAAAAGATTAAAAGAGGTTTAGCTGACAATCCTCATGTAGCTAAAGCTTTATCTTTTGCAAACTTCGGTGAAGACAAAGATACTATTTCAGAAGGTACATGGGCAATTCCTGATTCATATGAAAAAATGTATACACTTCAAACTCTATACCTATCTAAAAAAATGCCAGGTACAAAATCAAATGCTAAGAAATTTGCTGATAAACTTTATAGCTTATTCGGGGATGATTCTTTCTTCGATGACCTATTAAGAATAGAAATGAAACCAGATCCTAAGGTTGATTTAAGAGATATACTTATGAAACACCTAGAAGATTGGAACATGAAATTTAAAAAAGCCGGATCAACCTATGAAATTACACACGCACCTAAATCATGGTGGGAAAAAGAAGAAGTAGAAGAAACAGCTAAGAAAAGAAAATCTGGTAATATTAGACCAACTGGTCTTGGTTCACCTGTTAAAGGTAAACTTATGGCAGAAGGTACAATTAAAAAAGACCCGTTGGATAGAGCAGAAAGAATTCTAAGTTACAAATTAAAAGAATTACAATATAAATCTGAGCTAAGAAGGTTTAACGAATTCGAAGAAGGTAAAGTTAAACAGTATAGAATGGAAGCTAACAATGCTCCATTAGCTAAAAGAGCTCTTTCCAGATTTAAAGGTATTGATAAAAGATTAGCACAAAGAATAGCAAACGCTGTTAAACCAGGAAGAGTTATCCAATCTAAACTATATGTAGAGTTAGGTGATCTTTGGGATAAAGGCGATAAAAAGGGTTTTGAAAAACACCTTAAAAAACACGAGAAGTAATATGATAAAATTTAAACAATTAAGAGAAAAACTGGGTCAAATAAGACCTTGGGATAAAGGTTGGGATCCAGCAGAATTTAAAGCAGTAGGTCAAGATAAAAAAATCAAGAAAGATGTACAAACATTTTACAAAGCTCGTGGTGGAAAATATGGATTCGGAAAAAATATGACTGCAAAAGATGCTGAGAAAAAAATTCCATATTTACTAAATCATATCAATACAAATTTTGGTAATGGTAAAGGCGGAAAAGTTAACGATACCCAACTAAATAACGCAATACACATGTATTACGATTTTGAGAAATAATTATGAGAAAATATAACCCAACAAAATCAAAAGTTTTTATAGACGAAACTGGAAAGGTTTCTTTTATGTACCAGCAAGAAGGTGCAAGAGAAGTTGCAAAAGAATATCCTAGAGATAGAGAATGGCAAAAGCTAGTAAAGAAACACAAAAGAGCAATCGAAGCTTTTCAGAAAGGAAGAGATTTAGATTCTAAAGCAGAAAAAGAATTAGTAAGCTGGGCAATGAAGAACGGTGAAATTAAAACTGATGATGTTGATGAAACAGATGAGTGGTTACAGAATATAATTCTTGCTAATGAATCTGTAAAAGAAGAAGGACCTTGTTGGCCTGGGTATAAACAAGTTGGAACTAAAATGAAGAATGGTAAAGAAGTTCCTAACTGTGTACCAATAGAGGAAGATGTAATGGATGAAGCTCCCTTAGTTATGTC